ACCAGACTTTGGCTTTGGCACCGGAGACTTTTCAGTCGAAGCATGGATTAATCTAGACTCTATTACTGGCATTCAAAATTTGTTTGATTTTAGAGCAGGTGCAGACGACGATACTGCACTAAGAGCTTATTTTGATGCAACCGAACTTAATATTGCAATAGGCGATACAGATGTTATTACTCCTTCTACTGTGTTTAATGCTTCTGATTGGTATCACATTGCAATTACAAGAGTAAGCGGCACATTACGTTGTTATATTAACGGTACGCTAAGTAACAGCTATGTAAGTTCGGAAGATTTAGGTACTACTAAACCCTTGCGTGTTGGTGCAAAGTATAACGGAACAGAAGAATTTTTTGCAGTAAAAGTAGACGAACTACGCATTAGAAAAGGCACAGGATATTCTGCTAACTTTACTGCTCCTACAACTCCATTAGTAGTTGACAATGACACAGTACTGCTTTGTCACTTTGAAGGTGACGTTGGTAGTATTATAATGACAGACGACAATATCTTTATTCAAGATATTAGATTTAGTGGTGGCGATACAGCAACAGCATTTGAACTAGTTGATCTAAGTGACTTTGGCGGAGAAGTAAGAAGTATTGCATCAGCGGCAGTATACGGTGAATACGGAATTTATGCAGACGGACCTGGCGTAGTTATGTACCTAATAGGTCAAAACCTTGCATATATCGGTAACGGTAAAGAAGTTGACAATGATCCTACAACAGTAGTACAAGCAAACGAAGTTGTAAAACTTAATGATGCAAATGTTTATTACTCAACAGTTGACCATAAAGGTGATTTTAGAGTAGGTGATTTATTCCGTGTAAATCAAGAAACTGGCGAAGTATCATTTACTAACGCAGAGTTCTTGTTTAACAACAACGAAGGTATTACATTTACAGACGGCACTAATACAACAATTATCGATGGTACAAAGGTACAAGCAGGAAACGTAAAACTTTCAGGTAACACTATTGAAACTGTTAACGGAGATTTAAATCTAGATGCAAGTACAGGCATAATTAATTTACAAGACGATGTAGATATTACAGGCAACTTGGATGTTAGTGGTAACGTTACTATTGGAGGAAATATTCAAATTGGTGACGATGCCGGCGATGATTTAACAATTACAGCACAAATTGCCAGTGACATTATTCCTGCAACAGATGATACCTACAACTTAGGAAGTGCAAGTAAAAATTGGGCAGAATTACACACAGGCAGATTGTTTGTAGATACTTTAGAAGTTAATGACAACTACATTAAAAGTTTAGAATCAAACGGTGATATTAATCTAACAACTAATGGTACAGGTAATGTAGTTATAGATGACTTAGAATTCAATGGCAACACTATTACAAACAGCACAGGTAATATTGTATTAAATCCAAGCAGTGAAATTGTTGAAATCAATGCTACAGGAAGTTTGATACTTCCAACAGGAACAACAGCACAAAGACCTGTAACTCCAGAAACAGGCATGATTCGTTACAACAGTCAAACTAGTACTTTTGAAGCATATGACGGAACATGGTCAGCACTAGGTGGTGTTTATGACGATGACCGAGACACTTACATTACACCAGAACTAACTCCAGGGGCAAACGATAACGTATTGCGTTTCTATGCAGGAGGTGATCTTGTAGCCGATGTTAACCAAGCAAGATTCAATGTTGCTAGACTAGAAGTAGACGACATAGCAATTCACGATAATGTGCTAGAAACGATAACTACTAATGAAGACCTTTTACTACAAGCAAATGGTACAGGTCAAGTTCGAATTGAAAACTTTAGTTTCAACGGAAGTGTAATTACTAATGAAGTTGACGGTGAAGTAACAATATTAAGACAGCAAGGTACAGGTTACTTTAAAGTCGAAGGTACTGGCGGATTTGTTATTCCGGTAGGTACAAATGCTAACAGACATCCTAGCCCAGAGGTAGGAATGATGAGATACAATAGCATTGAAGATAGAGTAGAAATTTATGATGTAGCTGAAAACTGGGTTTCTGTTGCAGGTGCAACAGGTGCGGTTACATATAATGATGCGGAGGAGATTGCTATTAAACTAGCAATTACAATTTAGGAAAGAAAGATGGCAACAAATTTTAAAAATGTAATCGCAAAAGACATTGGCACTGTTAGAACTCCTATCTACACAACACCTGCCGCTAACAACACAACAGTATTAGGACTTAGTTTAGCAAATACGACAGATGGTGTTATTACTGCAAGCGTGTTACTAGGAGATGGAGACGGAAGTGTAGTTGCATATCTAGTTAAAGATATGCCAATTCCGCCTAACAGTACATTTAAGCCTTTTGGTAAGGGCGAAAAAATGATTATGCGAGCAGACGATGTGCTGTATGTAGAGTCTAATCTTAACGACAGTGTTGACGTTATTCTAAGTATGGTGGAGATTGTATAATGAGTAATTTTTTAGGACAAAGTGTAAGTGAGTTAGTTGCACAAACTGATGCAAGATACTTTTACGGTCTTCGCAGAACAGACGACGGTGAATTGTATATGGAAAAAACAGATCAACTTAAAGCAGGCGATTCTGTTACAATTAATAAAAATGGACTTCAAGAAGATAATTTTGAAGACTTTGTACAAGGCGAGGACTTTTTTGAAGGACGAGATGTAAAACACGAAAAAGTTTACAAAAATTTAAATTACGAGCAGTATAGATGGGACAATAGATCTATATTTTATTATGTTGACGATGAAGGACAACTTGTAGTTCGTATTAATGAAGGTTATGAATATCCTAGCGGAATTTAACTTAAAGGTAGAAAAAAATGGCAGAATTTAAATTAAATAGAATTAGGTTTACATGGAAAGGGCCGTGGGTTGCAGGTTATGACTATAACATTGACGACATCATTGAGCAAAATGGTAAAACCTATGTTGCAAAACGTGTACATACGTCTGCAACATTTACAAACGACTTAGCAGGTACTGATGTTAGTCCTCCAGAACCAAAATGGGAGCTACAGTCAGATGGTGCTCTTTGGAGAGGATCTTGGGCTGTAAACACACAGTACGAAGAAGGAAACATTGTTAAGTATGGTTCTGCTATTTACAAATGTACAGAAGGCCACAGATCAAGTCCTACCTTTACTAACGATACAGATGGCCTAGTTGCTGACATTAATAAGTGGACACTGGTCGCTGTTTCAGATTCGGATTGGAAAAACACTTGGTCAACAAACACACTTTATAAAAGAAATGACATTGTGCGTTACAATGGTATAGTCTACAAAGCATTAAATCAACATATTTCTGCCACAACTAATGCCGCTGGACTTGAAAGTAATCAAAGCGATTGGGCCATTCTAGCAGACAGTGATGCCTGGAAGGGTGTTTGGGAAATTGGTACAAGATATAGACAGCATGATATTGTAAAATATGGCGGTATTGTTTATCGTTGTATCCAAGGACACACTTCTGCAGACAACGAGGATGCTGGTTTAGAAGAAGATCAGTCAAAGTGGGAATTGCTCGTTGACGGTATAGAACGTAAAGGAAACTGGTTAGTTGGCGAACGTTATAAAGTTGCAGATATTGTGCGAAGAGGCGGAAGCCAATTAAAATGTAACACTGCACATACTTCGTCAAGTTCATTTTCAGACGACGAATCAAATTGGGACGTTTTCATTCCTGGATCAGAGTACGAAGGACAATGGGACGCAGCCGAAAGATATCAACCAGGGGATATTGTACAATACGGCGGCTACACATATAAGTCATTAACTTATAACGTAAACACTACTCCTAGCACAAATACAGATGATTGGGACGTTAACTTTACTGGTTATAGATTTATGCAAGACTGGAATGCACTTGGCGGCGACTCAAGTTTTGTAGATTACTTAACAGGAGATGTTGTAAGATTTAGTGGTAATTTGTATATTGCTATTGTAGATAACACAAATGTTCAACCAGGAACAGACGACGATATTTGGGAAAAACTTATTGACGGCAGACAGTTCCGTAATTTCTGGGAAGATAATGTAGAATATTTTGAAGGTGATATGGTAACATGGCAAGGTACATTATACAGATGTATCAATTATCATAGATCAATCGAATCTGACTCAAGACCAGATTTAGATATTGAACAGCCAGATCAAAACTATTGGGTTGTTGCAGTTCAAGGTACACTTACAAACAAACTAGCAAGAACTGGTGATCTTAAAACTTGGGATGACCAAGATTCAACAGCAGTTGACACACAACGTTTGGCAATTGGAACTACAGGACAAGTGTTGAGATCAACTAGTGGCTTACCAGCATGGGATTCTATTGATAAACACAACCGTGTTTACTATGTTGGAACTAATGGCATTGATGATGAAACACAAGGCGGAAGTGTAAACGCACCTTTTAGAACTGTTAGATTTGCGTGTAACTACATTTTGAGAGACGAAGAAAATAGATCAAATTTAAGAACTAGATATTTTGAAAACGCAACTCATTTGTTAAACATTAACCAAGACTTTATCGGCGACGAAACTGTTGCATGGATTGATGCTCAAATTGATGCAGGTACAGGTATTTGGTCAGGGTTTACATATGATAGAGAAAAATGTAGACGTGATACAAAAATTTTAGTACGTGGACTAATTGAAGATATGACGTATACAGGTAACTTGTTTACAAGACAGTATGCTTCATATTACTATAATGGTGCAGTAAGTTTAATTGACGGCCAAGAAAGTCAAACAGCCGCCGCACTTGAACATGCAAAAACTTTAATTGAAGATTATGTTTTACCAAAAACAACTTATTCAAATCCTATAAATGATTTATCATCGCAAGTAATTCCTGCAGGATACGATGCAGAAACAGGAGCAGATACTAGAGCTGTTGCACTTTGGGACGATGTAATTAGTGTTGTTAGCAACGGATTAGGAAGTCTTCCTACACTTGTTCCTCCTCCACAACGTGGTGGTGCAACAATTAGAGTACTAACTGGTGAATATGCAGAAATTCTTCCGATTAGTATTCCAGAAGATGTTGCTATTGTAGGTGACGAATTGAGAAGTACGGTAATTCGCCCTGCTTCAATAGACAAAGATGTTGTGCTTAGTGAAAAAACTTATGTACACGGTGTACCACAAGAACAAACAGAATTGCTTATTCCTACTGACAATAAAACAAAAGATATGTTTTATGTGCGTAATGGGTGCGGTATTAGAAACTTAACACTTAAAGGACTTGAAGGCGAATTAGGAGAAGCAAATAATTATGGAACACAACGTCCAACAGCGGGTGCATATGTTTCGCTTGATCCAGGTGAAGGCCCAACAGATCAAAGTGTTTGGGTTAGAAATAAATCAACATATGTACAAGGTGTAACTACCTTAGGTACTGCGTGTGTTGGTATGAAAATTGACGGTGCACTACATGATGGTGGCAACAAGTCTTGTGTTGCAAACGACTTTACACAAGTGTTAAGTGATGGTATTGGTTACTGGGCTGCCAACTTAGGACGCTCTGAACTTGTATCAGTGTTTACATATTATAATCATATTGGCTATCTCGCAGAAAATGGCGGAATACTACGTGCAACAAACGGTAACAACTCTTATGGTAAGTTTGGTAGTGTTGCTGAAGGATACGATTTAACTGAAATCCCAATCCAAGCACTTGTTGATAACCGTGCAGAACAGGCTGCCGCAAACATTATTACAGACGGTGATGAAATTGTAGCGTTTGGATACACTAATGCAGGACAAGAATATACAAACGTATCTGCAACATATACTACTCCGGGATCGGGTATAAATCTTCAATGGAAAGAATTTAGACAAGATGCTATTTCGGATGTTCAACTACCTCAACCAGAAGATAGTACAACAGCAGGCGGAGCTGGTTACAAATTTATAACTGGTTATGCTAGAGGCGGAAGTGACACTACACTAGAACTAGCACAAGCCGAAGTTAGAACACAAGCCCAACTTTTAGGAATGGCTGTGTTTGTTGTAGCAGGTACAGGTGCTGGACAGTATGGCTATATTAACAGTTATGATGAAGTAACTAAAGTAGCAACCATTTACCGTTACAGTACAGGAACAGCAGGTTGGGACAATTTAATTTCTGCTAGAGGTATTGAATTCGATCTTGATGAAACTACATTTTATGAAATTGAACCTCGCGTAAATGTTCCACAGCAAACATGGGTACAGAATAATGTAACTGGTCAAGCAGGATCGGGAAAAATGGGTGCTCACGATAACGGTTCATTCTTTTATCCATTAAATGGTACTAATGATGTATATGTTACTGATGATGGTGGAGATACATGGACATTGTATAACATGGACTCTAGCCAAACATGGGCGGCTAGAACCAAACATGGTCCTATGATGATGTTTATTGGTAACAACAGCGATAAGTTATACTTTAGTAATGATGGATCAGTTTGGGATAGTGTAACGCTACCTAGTGCAGAAGCATGGTCAGGTATTGCTATTGGCGGCACAAATGATGACATTGTAATGGTTACATCAAATGATGATGTTGTTTATAAAGGAACTATTACTACAGTTGGAGACAGTTCTGTTGCACCTAGCAGTTGGACACAGGTTACACTAAATGCCGCAAGAGACTGGGTCGGTATTGAATACGGACAAGGAACTTGGGTAGTCGCAAGTATTGACGGTTATTTAGAATATAGCATCAACGACGGTGCTAGTTGGACACAAGTTACACTTCCGGCTCCGGCAGCTGGTGAACAGTATAGCGATATTGCATATGGTAATAATACCTGGATACTTGCAATGAATAATGCAGATAGATTATTCTATAGTGCAGATGTAGTTAATTGGTTAGACAGCGACATTAAAGGTGACAGTGTTAGAGAAAATTGGTCTGTAGCATATTCAGCAGGTACTTTTGTTGCAGTAGGTAATTTAGGAGGCACAGCATACTCAGATGAAGGTGTTCATTGGACAGTTTCTGATACTGATAATCCTTTAGTAACTAGTGTTGCTGGATCTTACTACGCACAGAAAGCAACGTTCCTAGGTAAAGGATCAAGTGACGATATTGTAAGACTAAGAGGCGGCAAGCGAGCACTTATGCGTGTTAACATTAGAAACAACAATCTTAGCGAGTTTGAAATTTTTGATCCAGGTTCAGGTTACGTAATAGCACCTACTATTACAATGGTAGATCCAGAAGAATATATTGAACCTCAAATTGAAGTAAATGTTAATAATGATGTTCTTGCACAACCTGAATATATTAACAGAGGTACTGGATGTTTAACTGTGCTTGCTAAACTTACAGGTGATGGTTTTGCAGAAGCATATCAAACAGGCACTAAGGTTTGGATTAAAAGTCTCCCTTCAAGAATTACAGCAGGTACAAACGTTAGATTTGCAAGTCAGCCCGACACACTTTACAAAGTTGTTAAAGTACTTGAAGAATCAGGAACGGCACCAAATTTGAGAACACAGTTCCAAATTTCACCAGTATTGAATATTGGTACTTCTCCTGTACACGAAGAAACAATTACATTTAGACGTAACTTTAGTCAAGTTCGTTTAACAGGACATGACTTCTTAGATATTGGTACAGGAAACTTTGAAGATACAAACTATCCAGATTTATATAAATTTGGACAAACAGCAGTTAACGAAACTAGACAGGCTAATGAAGTTAACGAATTAAACGGCGGACGAGTATTTTATACTTCAACTGACCAAGACGGTAACTTTAGAGTTGGTGAATTGTTTAAGGTATCACAAGCAACAGGCGGTGTTACACTTAATGCAGATTTCTTTGACTTAGAAGGTCTAGAAGAATTACGCTTAGGCGGAATTCAAGTTGGTGGTACACAAGCTATTATTAGAGAATTCAGTACAGATAATACATTTACTGCAAACTCAGATAATGTTGTTCCAACACAAAAAGCACTTAAAGCCTACATTGAAAATAGAATTACAGGCGGTGGTGCAACAGTGTTTACAAACAGTTTAACAGCAGGTGTTGTTGTAGTTACAAGCAATGTATTAACAACAACGGAAGGTGTTATGAATGTAGATAAACATGTAAACATGAACAGCGGGCAAATGGGCGGTGACTTGGCGGCACAAGCACTATTCCACCATGGACATGTAGATAGAGATGAGTTCAACTCGAACTAAGATAAATAGTATAAAGCTAGCGAACGGAGCAAAAAATGGCAGAATTTAAGTTAGGTAGAATTAGATTTATTTGGAAGGGCACTTGGTCGTCGTCCACCGAATATCTAAAAGACGACATTGTTAAGTACGGTGGTCGAACATATGTATGTATTAGCGGTCACACAAGTACTTCAAATTTTTATACAGACGAAACAAACTGGAATAAGTTTAGTGATGGTCAAGAGTGGAAAGGCGATTGGGTAACTGGTACTTTCTACAAAGAAAATGATATTGTTGCATATGGTGGTATTTTGTACATCTGTAACGAAGGTCATACAGCAGACACTATTCTTGAAGACGACCAGGAAAAATGGGATCTGTTCGCAACGTCTATTGAGTGGAGAAGCAATTGGATAGCTGGGCAACAGTACAAAGCAAACGACTTGGTAAAATATGGAGGAAATATTTACTTCTGTAACACAGGTCATACTGCCGCGGCCACTGATGCTCTAGGTCTTGAAGCCAATCAACTTAGCTGGGATTTATTTTCAGAAGGTGTTGATTGGAAGGGCAACTGGGCACCTAGCACAAGATATAAAATACAAGACATTGTTAAGTATGGTGGTACAACTTATGTTTGTAACCAAGGACATACATCTGCCGCTAACAATGCCGACGGACTAGAAGACGACCAATCTAAATGGGATTATTTAAACCAAGGTTTTGATTATAAAGGTGCTTGGACAAATAATACTAGATATAAAATTAACGATATTGTCAAGTATGGTGCAACTCTTTGGATTTGTACAACTTATCATACATCAGTAGTTGCCGCAGATGATTCAGGAACAGGAACACTTAAAGCAGATCAGGATAACTGGGAAGTATTTGTACCTGGTCTAGAGTTTGAAGATAGTTGGGATTACAATACTAACTATCAACCTGGTGACTTTGTAACATTTGGCGGATATTCATATGTAGCCGCAGTAAACAACTTTAACATTCAACCAGGAACTGACACTGCAATTTGGGAACTACTAACCAGTGGATTCCGTTTAAGAGGCGACTGGGGAGATGATTCTTCAACTCAAGAGTATAGAGTAGGCGATGTTGTTAGACTAGGTGGTTATACTTATTTGTGTGTTACAAACCACGAAGGATCTGCACAACGCCCACCAAATGCAACTTATTGGGAAAGACTAAACCAAGGTATTGAGTGGAAAGACGAGTGGACAACTGCAACATTTTATGATGCAGGTGATGCAGTGCGTTATGGCTTAATCAGTTATATTTGTATTCAAGCACACACATCAGATACACCAAAACGTCCAGACAATGATTCGCTAGGCGATTATTGGAATAACCTAGCATCTGGTGCAGAAGAAAGTTCACTAACGACAGAAGGTGATATTCTTTATCAAAGTGGTTCAGGTCCAGCAAGACTGCCAATTGGTAGTGAAGGACAAGTTCTTAGTGTAGCAAGCACAGGTATTCCGGAATGGAAAGATTTTGGCTCAACAGAACATATTTACTATGTTGCAACCAACGGAGCTGATACACCTGCTCCAACAAACGGTACAACACTAGATAGACCATTTAAAACAGTACGCTATGCGGCTGAACAAGTTCTTAACGGACCTTTAAATCCAAACGCAAGATACTTACTAGAAGTTAACAGACAGTTTGTACAAGCAGAAATTCGTAACTGGTGTACAGAACAAATTGTTAATGAAAATGCACCGTTCTTTATTGGTTTTAACTTTGACGGCGATGCATTTGAAAGAATAGTTGGTATTGTTTTAGATGCTATTGTACTAGATATTAGACATGGCGGTAACACTAACACTAGAAGAGTTGCAAATGCGTTTATTGATCAAGCAGATGGTGATTACTTTAACGTTGGCGGCGAATCTCAAAACGTTGCGGCACTAGGTTACATGCTAACATTGTTAGAAGATATTATTAATTCAACCGATCCAGCTGTTAATTATCAAAACGAACGTTCTGTTGCTAATCCAATTTTACAAGTTAAAGATGCAACACTAACTCCTGAAACTGGCGTGTATACTAGAATTGGTAACTTACACGAAGTAATGAGTGATGCTGTAGAATTAGGCGGTGGATTAACTGTTCCTGCATTAGAAGTTGTTCATAAAACTATCAATGTTAAAACTGGAGAATTTAAAGAAGTACTTCCAATTAGAGTTCCTGCTAATACAGTAATTCAAGGTGACGAACTTCGTTCAACTAAAATTAAACCAGCAGGGTCGCTAGTTGATTCGGGTGATGTTACTTACTCGCTTGCAGGTATTTTGCACATGAAGTCAATCATTGATGATATCATTGAAGGTACTGCAATTACTGCACAAACAGGTAACACATTAACACAGAATACAAGTTTACCACATGGTACAGCAACTGAATCAGCTGTTGCAGAAAACTTATGTGATCAATTGTATGACAAGATTAACTATGAAATTAATGGTGCTTCGGGAGATTCTACTGTTCCTGTATTTGGCGGAAGCAATGAAAGAATCGACGACGAAGATATGATGGCAGCCGTTAGAAAGTTAATTCTTAACAAAGATTTTATTGCACGTGATGTAACAAAATATATTGCAGTTAACTATCCTGCATACTCATTTGATGTTGACGCCTGTGAAAGAGATGTAAAAGAATACATTGATGCATTTGTATACGATTTACAATACACAGGTAACTATAAAACATTAATGGCAGGTCAATATTATACTAATGCTGTAGAAGGTAGTGCAACAGAAAATATGTTCTTACTACGCGATGCTACAGGTTTACGTAATATGACATTGCGTGATCTAACAGGTACACTTGGTAGTGCAAACAGTTATGGCACAAAACGTCCAAGTGCAGGTGCTTATGCAAGCCTTGATCCAGGTTGGGGACCAGACGATACAGAAGTTTGGATTTCAAACAGATCTCCATATGTACAAGGTGTAACAAACTTTGGTACTTCTTGTGTAGGTATTAAAGTTGACGGTTCATTGCACGATGGCGGTAACGACTCAATTGTTGCTAACGACTTTACACAAGTACTAAGTGACGGTATTGGTGCTTGGGTAACTAACTTAGGTAGAGCAGAACTTGTTTCAGTGTTCGCATACTACGGACATATTGGTTATCTAGCAGAAAACGGTGGTAAGATTCGTGGTACTAACGGTAACTGCTCATATGGTGATTTTGGTGCAGTTGCAGAAGGTGTTGACGATACTGAAATTCCAATTACAGGTAAAGTAGACAACCAAAAACTAGAAGCACAAATTACAAATGTATTAACAGACGGCGATGAAATTATTCATGTAGAATATTTAAATGCAGGTCAAGGTTATACAGGCGATGCTACAGATGTTTACACATTTACTGGTAATGGTTTTGGAGCGGCAGCAAGCTCAGGTAACGTAACCAACGATGCAATTTTTGAACTACGTATTAGAAATCCAGATGATGGATCAACAGTAGATGAAGACGGAGATGTTGATACATTTGGTGGTAGAGGATATAATACAAGCACTAACACTGCACAGTCAGGTGACACTACAAGTATTACACTTTCAAACACTGAAACGGCAGCGGCCGGCGACTATGTAGGAATGCGTGTTATAATTATTAGTGGTACAGGTGTCGGACAATACGGTAGAATTACTTCATACAATCCTAACACTAAAGTTGCTAATGTTGCTAAAGAAAGCGACGGCACAGCAGGTTGGGATACATTCCATCACAGCAATGCAATTGAAGCATCATTAAGTGCAACAACAACTTATATCATTGAACCAAGGGTTACAGTAACAGGCGGCGGCGGCTCAGGTGCTATCATCCGTGCTAAAGTTGCTGATAGTAGAATTACTGAATTTAGAATCGTAAATCCAGGTAGTGGTTACACTAGTGCTCCTACAGTTACAATTACTGACCCAAGCGTTACAGTTGATGTAGTGTTTGATGTTAGAATTGGAGACGGCGTATTAGGTCAACCTACATTCTCTAATAGAGGTACAGATTTTGAAACAGCCGGTGCTACAGTAAGTGGTGCAGGTTATGCTGACATTTATCAATCAGGTAAGTACCTAAATGTTAAGGATCTTACTGATACTCCACTAGCAGGTGCTAACTTAACACTTGCTGGTGATAACAGAGTATTTAAGATTGTTGCTGTAAGAGAATTGTTAGGTAGCGGTCCATACACTGCTAACTTACAAGTTTCACCAGATCTAGGAGTTGAAACTGCACCAGCACACGACACTGGAGTAGAACACAGAATCCGTTATTCACAAGTGCGTTTGACAGGACATGACTTCCTAGATATTGGTACTGGTGGCTTTGCAGATACTAACTATCCTGGAGAACCGTTAATTGATCCAGATGCAAATGACGAAGTTGTTGAAGGCGGTGGCGGTAGAGTATTCTACACATCAACTGACCAAGATGGTAACTTCCGAGTTGGACGTTTGTTTAACGTTGAACAGGCAACAGGTCAAGCAAGTTTGAATGTTGATGCGTTCTCACTAGCAGGACTACAAGAACTTTCACTAGGTGCTGTGGGCCTAGGACAAGGCGGAGCAGTTATTAATGAATTTAGTACAGATGGTACATTTAGTGCTGATTCAGATAATGTTGTTCCAACACAAAGAGCAATTATTGCATACATCAACTCACAGATTGGTGGTGGTTCGAGTACACTAAATGTTAACGCCATCACAGCAGGTGTGGTAAATATTAGCGGTAATACAATTACTACAACTGATGATAGCAACATTAACGTGAATGCTCAGCTCAACTTTACAGGAGGAATATCGGGAGATCCGGTAGCATTACAATACTTCTTAAAGTAACTGATAAATACAATGGAGATAGAAAAAAATGGCTAATGGCGTATTAGGAAAATCAGATTTAAGTGCAAATACTAACACCTCTCTGTACACAGTGCCGACAGGTAGTTATACTATTGCAACTGTAAATATTTGTAATAGAGGAACTAGCACAGCAAATATTAGAATTGCTGTTGCGGCGGCTGGAACACCTGCAAACTCAGAATACATTGAGTATGATGTAGCACTTGCACCTAAAGGTGTTTTAGAAAGAACAGGTGTCGTTGTAGGCGAAGACCAAATTATTGTTGTAAGATCTAGCCAGGCTAGTGTTACAGCAATGACATATGGTATTGAAACAGCGTTACCAGTATAAGGAAGGTGTAATATGGGAAGAAGAATATCACTAGGAACAGCACCCGGAGGTCCTACATTACCATATGGACCTGAAGCAGAACGTCCAGATGGTGCTGGTGCAGGATCATTACGTTTTAATACAGATCGTAATTTTTTAGAGCTTTACAACGGAACAGCATGGCTACCAGTTGGTTCATTTGAAACTATAAGCACTGCTTCAAACGTTACAGCATCTCCAGGACAGCAAATTTTTATGGATACAAGCAGTGGTGGTAGAACTATCACACTACCAAGTTCTCCGTCAGTAGGCGACACTGTAAGAGTATTTGATGCAAATAAAACTTTTGACTCAAATGCTTGTACTATTGCACGTAACGGAGAACGCATTATGGGAGACACAGCAGATATGACTGTTGATTCAGAAGGTGCTTCGTTTGATTTAATTTACTCAGGTTCAGCCCAAGGTTGGAGACTGTTGTCAGTATAAAGGAACAACTCAACTATGGCAAGTTATGCAAGTTATAAAAAAGTTAAAGCAGACTCAATTGCAGCCGGAGCAGTTACAAGCGGTAAATTGCAACACGGTGCAGGTAATGCTTATGGCGTAAAATGGATTTACAATGAGCGTGGATTACGTTGCTTTAACTGTGCTAACAACGGAGACTGTTGTGAACAAGCAAACGGAAAATGTTGTTTATGGACAGTACCAGCAAATGTTTCAAAAGTAATTTTTGAAATTTGGTCCGGCGGAGGTGGCGGTGCTGGCCAAACTTGTTGTAACTGTTGTTCATTCTCTGCAGGCGGTGCAGGAGGAAACTACGCTACTAAAACTATTACTACTGTTCCAGGATGTCAATACACTATTTGTGCAGGCGGATCGTGGCCCTGTGAAAAGTCACACACATGTGGCGGAGGAATGGGATGTCGTTCATATGTAAATGGACATAACTTATCAAACTTCTGTGTAACAGGTGGCTGTGGCGGCTGGATGTGTAATGGTGACGCTTGGGGACCAAGAGTTCATGGTACTTGTGCAAACTGTAATATTTGCGGTGGATTTAATGCTGATATGGTATTTATGGGAACTACTGGTTTCCGTACAGGTGGCTCTGCATGTAGATGTCACGGTCAAACTTCATTTACAGGACAGGCACCATTAATTGGTAATATGCATGCCGTACAAACTTCTGAAGCATGGTGTGCTTGTGGTTGTTATGTCAACTGGCCAGCAGGGGGCGGTGCATCAGGTGTATCTCCATACTGTGAAACTGCTGAAAAATGCTGTGGCGGTGGCATGGGCATGGGCGGCTCAGGAATTGTAAAAATTACATTTGTATAGGAAATAAAATGGCAAGCTACGCAAGTTATAAAAAATTAAGAACAGACAACTTCGATGATAATAGTATCACTAGTGCAAAAATTCAACCAGGAGCAGGTAACCAGGCTTGTGTAAAATGGATTTATAACGAACGTGGACTACAGTGCCACGCTTGTGCCGCGGCAGGAAGTTGTTGTGCTCAAGCAAACGGTAGATGCTGTTTATGGACTGTTCCTGCAAATGTATCAAAAGTAATTTTTGAAATTTGGTCAGGTGGTGGCGGTGGTGCAGGACAAACCTGTTGTAACTGTTGTTCATTTAATGCTGGTGGTGCCGGCGGAAACTATGCAGTAAAAAGTATTAGTACATCACCGGGGTGTCAATATACTATTTGTGCTGGAGGATCTTGGCCTTGTAACAAGTCGCACACTTGTTCAGCCGGTATGGGATGCCGTTCATATGTAAATGGACATAACTTATCAAACTTCTGTGTAACTGGCGGATGTTCAGGTTGGATGTGTAATGGTGATGCTTGGGGTACATACGATAGATCATTTGGTTGTGCTAACTGTAATATTTGTGGTATTTTTGGTGCAGACTTTGGTATTATGGGATTTGTTGGCGGACGTTTAGGACATGCTGGTTGTCACTGTCAAGGTGCTGACCAACAACATACAGGTGGTGCACCTATGTTAGGTGGATTAGTCCATCAGATGAGTTTAACAGAATCATGGTGTGGTTGCGGTTATCATGTTAACTGGCCAGCTGGCGGATCGTTAGGTGGTATGAGTTCTTATTGTGATAACGCAGAAAAATGCTGTGGTGGCGGACAAGGACAAGGCGGATCGGGAATCGTAAAAATTACGTTTGCGTAAGAAAAGGATAAATTATGGCAAGTTATGCAAGTTATAAAAAGGTTAAAGTAGATAGTATTGAAGACGGTTCGTTAACTGCCTCAAACTTAGCGGCAGGTGCAGGACATAATCTTGGTGTGCAATGGATCTTTAACAATAGAGGTATGAATTGTCATCAATGTGCTAACAACGGAGACTGTTGTGAACAAGCAAATGGACGTTGTTGCTTGTGGACAGTGCCATCAGGCGTAAGTACAGTTACATTTGAAATTTGGTCAGGCGGCGGTGGCGGTGCTGGCGGCACTTGTTATAACTGTTGTATGTACACAATTTCAGGACAAGGTGGTAACTACGCAATTAAAACAATTGAAACTTGCCCTGGCTGCCAGTATACTGTATGTGCCGGCGGAACGTGGCGTTGTGAAAAATCACACACTTGTTCGGCAGGTATGGGATGTCGTTCATATGTAAATGGACATAACTTATCAAACTTCTGTGTAACAGGTGGCTGTGGCGGCTGGATGTGTAACGCAGATGCTTGGGGAGTATATGATCGTTCATGGGGCTGTGCTAACTGTAATATTTGTGGTATTTTTGGTGCAGACATGGGTATGATGGGCGATACAGGTATGCGTTATGGTAATGGTTATCATCATTGTAGACGTAGAGGTAACTGGACTGGTTCAGCACCTATTATTGGTAAACGTTCAATGAACTCAGCATCAGAAGTATGGTGCGTGTGTGGTTGTTATGTCAACTGGCCAGCAGGTGGCGGACAATCAGGCGAAAATAGTTATTATGATTATTATCACAAGTGTTGTGCCGCAGGGGGACAAGGCGGAAGTGGTGTAGTTAGAATTACATTTATGTAATAAATATGCGATAGGAGAGCAAAAACAATGGCAACATATATTACAAAAGAATTTACTTATCCATTACCAGATGAATGGTGTGATGATAAGTTTACTCAGGGTAAAACAGGAACTTGGACTTACGAAGGTCCAGAATTTTTAACATTTGAAATTGACAATGTAAGCGGTAAAGAATCAGGTTGGTGCTTATGGACAGACGAAGATTTAGAGCGTCCTTGCCCGGTTGATTGTACTCGTGTTACAGTTGATTGTAATGAACAACCTTTATTGTGTGAAATTGCAAACGATTGCGGCAGTGAAGTTGCACTATCTTTACGTGCAAATAGAGAATGGCAAACAGCTTTTGAAAGTCCAGAAGGTTACGAAAATTGTGAAACATTACGCGATGATGATTTTGAGCCACGTGATGTTTATGACGAGTTTAACATTACATATGATTTTGATACAGAAGAATTTCATATTCCAGTAAAAAATCACGATACACACGGTGTTAGAGATGATTTTACTTGGGATGACTTTAGAACGATCCGTAATAGACTTTTAGCAGATGCTGACGGTGTTATTGATGATGACATGCCAGAATCAATGCGTGAAAAATGGCTTACATATCGTCAATTGTTACGTGACTCAACCACTGCACTAGCAGAATTTCCAGCAGGTGTAGCAGTACAAATGTTACCAGGTTCGCCAGCAGGTAAAGACGTTAAAGGTAACGATATGGTAGACGATGCTGAAGTAGTATAATACTACAACCGTTTTTGCTCAAAACTTAACATCCTTCATATAAGTAATTTTATACTATTATGGAGGATGTTTTTTTGTCTAGATCAACAGCATTTTTTATCAACGGCGGAGCAGGCCGTGTAATTCAATCTATTCCTGCATTTGAACTCTACGAAAAAGAAAACCCAGACGATAACTTTATTATTGTTTGTGAAGGTGGAATGGATTTTTATAAAGGACATCCTACACTACACAAGCGAGCATATGACGTTTGGCATAAAAATCTTTTCGAAGATTATATCAAAGACAGAAATTGTGTAAGTCCTGAACCTTATCGTGTTTGGGAATATTATAATCAAAAAGCAAGTCTTGCACAAGCATTTGATATTGCTATTAATAACAAAGGACTACGTGATTTATCTTATGGAAAGGTATATCTAAACAAACAAGAAATTGTACAAGCATACAATGTAGTCCAAGAAGTTAAAGCAAAAACAGGCTTTGATAAAGTTCTAGTTTTTCAGCCATTTGGACGCAGTGTTCAAAATATGGGCGAATTTATTATTGACCCAACAAGTCGCAGTTTTCATTTAAATGATGTTGTTGAAATTTGTAATAATATTAAAAAAGAATATGCTGTAATTCTAATGAGTGAGTTTCCAATTACACTAGATGATTCTGAAAATTCTAAATATCCAGTAGCAATGCCACAAATTCCAGATGCACGTATTTGGGCAGGAATTATTGAAATTGCAGATCATTTCTTAGGATGCGACAGTTTAGGACAGCACTTAGCAAAAGCATTAACAAAAACAGCAACAGTTGTTACTGGTAGCACATTTCCAATAAACATTAGTTACCCAGGAGATCCTGATTTTGA